AACAAATACCCCGACTCATCACGAGCCGGGGCAGTCCAATTTATAAATTTAAAGTCTTATGATGAAGATTGTCTGTTGCACCAATGCTTTACTATCAGCATAACGACAATCAAAACGGTTACATAAACACAGGCAAAACCAATTTGTTTAAGCAGCGTGGATTCTTTTTTCTCTTTTATGGTTTCTGATCGCTTTTTTTCATAAATATCAGAAGTAATATCCTTATCGGCTTTCACCTCCGTACTGTCTTTGGTTGCAGTTTCCTTCTTTCTATTTTTGCTGAAATCACCTTCTATATGCCCATCTGCCAGTAACGGAGGTTTATCGGTCAGACTGTCGGGCGGCTTTCGGGTATCATAGATACGAAAATCAATCACATAGTTACTATTAGTGGTAATAAGTTCGCTCAAAGAGGTACTTGATCCGTGTACGATGTTGACAGATTCACTGGCGCTATCTTTGCTGATTACTTCTACATCGGACTTGACAGCCTTATGCGAGCTGCCACATGATCCGAACAGCAGGAACAGACACATGAAGGGAGCCAGTAATATATGCCGGCTTACCCAGTTCATAACTCTAACCAACATAAGAGATATCATTTATGCGGTTCATCCACCCTCTCTTAAATTTATTATTGGTCGGACGCTTGCGGCATATATCCTCAATAAAGTCGAACCGGGCAATCTTAATCATGTCGAACAACTCACGCGGGTTCTTGGCATTTACAGCGGCAATGGTCTTGGGACCTACAATGCCATCCACCGTAACACCAAGCAAGCGTTGAGGAATCTTAATTCCGTGCGCACCGGATGCCCACACCCAATCAACCAATATATTAGCAACTGATTGCGATTTAATCTCGTCAGCTTTCCATCTGTCCCAATAATGCGGCTTGAGTACACGATTAACAACATCTTCACGGGTAAGTAGATGTAAATCATCCACATCTATATCACCGTCACCATCCTTGTCATAGCCGCACGATTTCCATGTGCCGATAGTCACGCCCATATTGGTAGCTCCTCCCAAATCGTCAGGGTCATTTACAAAACCGCCTTCCCACTTTAGGATAAACGGTGCAAGTTTTCTTACGTCAGCCATACTACTCATTAATTATAATTATTCGATTTTATTTTCTTTGAATTCCGGCAGGATATATTGTATGTTAACCGCTGCTTCATGCAAGACCTTATGAAGTTCATCTTCATTCAAATCCGTTTCATCTGTAAACTCACAAAAGATATTTCCAACCCAATCTTGAGATGAATTAAGCCGTTTAATAGCCACGCTGTTGCATCCATTTGTTGATAATAGAGATTTGGCAACCTTATCCTTAACCTGGTTATCAATATCTGAGTAGAACATGAAAAGATTCTTTGCGAGATTTTCTGCAAAAACGGCCACTTCACTCATGGGAAGTGATTGGATGTTTTCACGCATTCCGGCTATACCTTTTCGTTTTACCTCGAACTGCACCGAAAGAAAAGCTATATACCCCAAAGGATGGGGTTGTACGATATATACCCTGTCTGCTTTCGTTTCATAAAGTACACGCCACAGCTCACCGAACACCTTGGCGGAGTTCTCACTGCGGTGGTAACTTCTTTTTTCCTCCTCTTTTTTAAAATATTCCACTTTTAAATCAGTCAGTTTGTTTTTAGTATACTGATTATAGGCGAAATAAGCTGCCAGCAATGTTCCGGCAGCACTAATAATGTTTGCAATATCTATTTCCATCACATTCACCGTTTAATTGTTATATGATAAATTATTCATCCTGTTTCTTTATTCTTTAGCTACTATGTTTTTTGAGAAAGCTGGCAGTTTTTCCAAAAAATGTATTGTCAATATGGTTTGTTTTACTATTTTTGTCAATTGTCTTTTAGGACTGTGACGGTTCATCCATGATCCTTCCGCCATATTGAAAGTCCTATAAAGAAAATGTGGATCTATATTTACCAAATTGTTTAATCTTACTGTCCTGTTATCATTAGTCAGTATGATTTGATTATCCCGGTTGTCTGAGAAGATTGCCGGGATTTTTATATATATGCAAAATAAATCCATATCCATATTGCTTACTATTCATATTTCACTATCTTTGTCAAGACTTTGTTAACCTGATTCTTTCAAAACTAGTATTGGACTTAACTTCCCCCCGTCAGACTGTGAAGCCAGACGGGGGATTTCATTACTTTAACAGATAGACAATAAAAAAAGAGCCCGATGACAATATTTATTGCCATCAAGCTCCTAGTTACAACTGCAAAGATAGTGAAAACTATTCATATTCAATCCATATTGAAAAAATAATCAGGAGCAATATTCCGATTATCCGAAGAATTTAAAGAGTCACAATATTAATAGAAAACAAATAGGATTCATGAAATCTACCGATTGTCTATAAAATCAGATGTCCTCAAGCCTTTATCAGGAAACATCTTTACTTTTTTCCTTTTCCTTTGAACATTTTTCAAGTCACGCACAATGGTGCTGGAAAGTACCTCTGAATAAATCTGTGTGGTCTTTACGGAAGTATGTCCGAGCAACTTCTGGACTGTTGTAATCGCAACTCCCTGATGAACCAGCAGGGTGGCACAGGTATGACGGCTCACATGGTAGGTTATCCGCTTTTTGATACCACATAACCCGGCCAGCTTTCGAAGCTGCTTATTCACTTCCGAGTTACAAGGCAAAGCGGCAAAACTTCCGATATCCGGATAACGGTCAAGAATGCCCAATGCCCTGCTTTCAAACAGCAGATGTAACGGCAGACGGATTTCCACCCCTGTCTTGACGGATTTGAAGTACAGCCACCGTTTGCCGTTTACTCTAATGAAATTCTCAGGTGTGAGCTGGCAGAAGTCAGAATAGCGCAATCCGGTATAACAGCAGAACAGGAAGGCATCGAGCACATGGCGCATGGACTCCTCTTCCACCTCGACCGTTTCCAGCTTCTTCAGCTCGTCCGGGGTAAGAAACTCATGTCTGCCCTTCTCCTGTTTGATTTTGTACTTTCTGAACGGATAAGCATCTGCGTGCATATATCCCTGGTTGATTGCCTCATTGACCAAGGTACGGAGCTGTCTCATGTGCTTGGCTATCGTATTGACCGCATTGCCCTTTTCCCTTAAGTATTGCTCAAAATCACGAAGGGATGTATAGGTAAGATCCTTGAAGTCCAATCCGGAACGGAAGTCATTCAGGACTGCCAGTGTCGAGTGCAGGTTGTCCTTGGTGGACTGCTTCTTGTCCGAATTGTCAATGGCTGACTTAGCGAAAGTGAAGAAGCTGACATTCACCGTACTTTTCTTCTTGACAGCATCCTTCAGTAGTGAGAGTGTGGCAGGTATTCCGCGCTTCCAATACCCCAACTCTATGCCTTGCAGATACAGGATGTATTCATAGAGCATTGCGTTGAGTTCGTTAGATTGGGGGTGGTTAATGACTTGTGCCCCCTCACGGCTCCAGCACTCCGGTTTGAGGTAGACATTGGTCTTCAGGTAGATTTTCCTTTGGTTCAAATAGGCTTCAACCTGTACAAGAGCCGTGCCCTGCCTGTTCAGCGTGTTCTGGCGGTTATATACAAGACGGTATCTGATTTTATCCATTTTTCCGCAAAGGTGCGAAAAGATTAATGGAAGAAAGGTATCAATGTGGAACATTTCCACATCATCCCACACTATATGAGGATTTTTTCCATTTCACATATAATTAGTAAAATATTAACCAACTGATAATCAGATTAATTATTCTTTTGGCATAAAAATTGTCCTATCATTATCGTAAAACAATAACCATTAAAAATATAAGATTATGAAAAAATTTTTTGTTGCAGTAGCATTGGTAATGGG